CTGTGGTCAAAGGTACAAACTTACTCAGTTAAAAAAGCTGACAATTAAGACCAAACAGGTCAGTATTAAAGTATGCCCAGAGTGTTGGGAACCAGACCAACCTCAATTACAATTGGGTATGTATCCTGTCAATGACCCCCAAGCGGTACGGGAGCCTAGACCTGATACTAGTTATTATGGTGCTGGACAGACGGGTTTGCAGACTTTAAATGGTAATGCAAATACAACTGCCCAAAACGGGTATCCTACTGATGGTAGTAGACAGATTCAATGGGGTTGGTATCCAGTTGGTGGTTCAAGTGGATATGATCGTGCTTTAACACCTAATAGCTTGGTTGCTGTTGGGACAATTAACTCAGTAACAGTATCGGTAACTTAGGAGCTAAAAATGGCAAAGATGGAATCTAAATCAGAATCAAAAAAAGAAATGGCAATGGATAAGAAACAAGACGTTGCTATGATTAAAAAAGCTTTTAAAGAGCATGATGCTCAAGAGCACAAAGGTGGCAAAGGCACAAAAATATCCCTTAAAAAGGGTGGTGTAACTGGCAAAGCTTTGAAAGCTGTTGGTCGTAACATGGCTCGTGCTAATAACCAAAGAGGTCGTTAATATGGCAACCGCAAAAAATGTAAAACCTACTAAAAAGAATAGCCCATCTATTCATGTAGGTGCTAACCGTGATAATGGCCCAGCTGAAATGTATGCCAAAAATGGCGAAAGCGTAGCTGCTGGTGAAGCACCAATGAAGTCTGGTGTACTTAGCAGAACTAGATCTGCCCAAGATGCCAGCATTACAGACCCATTATCAAATGGCGTATCTTATGGTATTGGTAGAGAAAAGACCGATGGCATTGTTATGCGTGGTCATGGAGCTGCTATCAAAGGTATTAAGTCTAGAGGACCGATGGCCTAATGAATTACGTCCAGTTATATCAAGCAATACAAGATTATTCCGAAAATACGGAATCTTTATTTGTTGCTAACATTCCTACGTTTGTACAGCAAGCGGAAGAGCGTATTTACAATACGATCAACTTTGCATCTTTGCGTAAAAATGTAACTGGAACTCTTACATCAGGAAACAAATACTTATCTTTACCGCTTGATTGGCTGGCAACATATTCAATAGCTGTTATTGATTCTTCTGGAAACTACACTTATCTTTTAAATAAAGATGTGAACTTTATTCGTGAAGCCTATCCTAATGCAGGAACGGCATATAACGGATTTCCAAAGTATTACGCACTTTTTGGACCACAATATACATTACCAAATGAACTATCTTGCATATTAGGGCCAACGCCAGATGCAAGTTATACAACTGAATTGCATTATTTCTTTTATCCACCATCAATTGTTCAAGGTATTATTGCCACTCTTAATACTTCCTACAGCGCAGGATCTCTGTATACCAATGGTACATACGAAAACGTGCCATTAACTGGTGGATCAGGATCTGGAGCAACTGCTACATTTACTATTTCTGGTCAATCTGTTACTGGTATAACAATTAATAGCGGTGGTCAATTCTATGTAGTTGGCGATACTTTGACTGTATCTAATTCCTATGTTGGTGGAACAGGATCTGGATTTTCAATTACTGTTCTTACAGTTAATAACTCTACTGGGACAAGCTGGCTTGGTGATAACTTTGACCCAGTACTTCTTTATGGCTCTATGCGTGAAGCTATGCTCTTTATGAAGGGTGAGCAAGACTTGGTTAAATATTACGAAGACAAATATGCAGAAGCACTTGATTTAGCTAAACGTCTTGGAGATGGTCTTGATCGTGGTGATGCTTATCGTGATGGTCAGACTAAATTAGATGTTAGTGGAAGAAAATCCTAATGTCTATTATTCAAGGTCAAACTACTACCTTTAAAACCAACTTATTAAGTGGGGTAGAAAACTTTACCCTTACTTCCCCATATACATATAAGATTGCGCTGTATACAGGCTTGGCTACGTTAAACAACGCAACCACAGCCTACACCAGCAGCAATGAAGTTGTATCGTCAGGCTATACAGCTGGAGGATTGGCATTAAGTATTTCAAATCCCCCTACTGGAGATACTCTTAATAACATTGGTTGGATATCGTTTAATAATGCAGTTTGGACAGGAGTTAGCTTTACTGCCAGGGGTGCATTAATTTACAATAGTACAACTAATGCTTCTATTTTTGTTTTAAATTTTGGTAACGATATTACTTGTACATCAAGTTTTACTGTTACCTTCCCAACAGCAACTTCAACAACCGCTGTTCTTACTATTAGTTAAGGAGTTTATATGAGTAAAGAATTATCAAACTTTGGTGACAGCAGCGTTGCTACAGTTACCCGTGCAAGCGATGGTCAGGAAACTTTAGGTATCCAAGGCCATTACATGGTTAAATGCTATGACAAAGATGGCAATCTAAAGTGGGAAGATATTGCTCCCAACTTAGTTAATGCTGTTGGTAAACAGGCTTTATTTGACTATTACTTTGGCGCAACTGGTACTGGCGGTGGTACATCTGCTGGTGCTAACTATCTTGGTTTAGTAGGTAGCTCATCTTCTACTGTTGTTTATGTAGCTTCAGATACTATTTCTTCCCATACTGGTTGGATTGAAGTAGGTGGATCTAATGCTCCTGCATATACAGGAAACCGCCAAGCTCCATCTTGGTCAGCTGCTACTAGCGGTGGTACAACGCCAACTAACATTACTACAAAAACTGCTACTGCATTGACATTCTCAATGACTAGCGGTGGTACTGTGTTTGGTTGTTTTATTAACTCTGGTGCATCTGCTTCAGCTACTAAAGATACATCAACTGGTATTTTGTATAGTGCAGGAAGCTTTACTGGCGGTAGCAAAATTGTTGCCAATGGTGATTCATTGGCAGTTACTTATACCACTACAGCAACGTCTTAATTTAGGAGCCAATTATGGCTTTAGTCGTTTATGACCGAGTATTACAAACTGGTACAGCCAATACAACTGTTAGCTTTTCATTAAGCGGAACAGTTACTGGCTACCAATCTTTTGCTGTAGTAGGAGATGGAAACACTACCTATTATTCTGCAACGGATGGAACTAACTGGGAAACTGGTCTTGGAACTTATGCAAGTTCTGGGACAGTTTTAACTCGCACTACAGTTTTACAATCTAGTAATTCTGGTTCTGCAGTTACTTTCTCAGGAACAGTTACAGTTTGGATAGATTACACAGCTTCTAAATCTATTTATAAAGATGCCAATGGAAATATAACGGCTAATAGCTTTACTCCAGGCTGGACGGCAACAGCAACTGCTGCTGGTACAACCAATTTAACTGTAGCAAGTACTTATTATCAACGCTTTACTGGAACATCTGCACAGACTGTTTTATTGCCTTCTGCTACAACTGTAGCATTAGGACAAGGATTCATTATTGATAATGATTCAACAGGAAATATTACTTTACAAGATAACGCATCTGGTGCTTTAGGTTCAATTGTTTCTGGTATGGCAGGATTTATATTTTGCGAATCTAATTCCACACAAGCTGGTAGTTGGTCAGGTTATATGTTTGTACCTGGTTCTGGTCCACTTGGACAAGTAACTTGGGGAACTTCTGGATTAAGTGCTGGTGGCGGTAGTATTACTAATGCTACTTGGGCTGGTTCAGTTATTTCAAGCACTTATTTACCAACAGTTACTTTAGGTTCTACAGCAGTTACTCTTGGTACTACAGTAGCTACATTTGCTGGTATGACTTTAAATAGCCCTACATTTGTAACACCAGTATTAGGAACTCCATCATCTGGAACTCTTACAAGTTGCACAGGTTTGCCAAATGCTGGTTTAGTAAATAGTTCTGTAACTCTTGGTAGTACAGCTGTTTCTTTAGGTACAACTGTAGCTACGTTTGCTGGTGTTACTTTATCTAGCCCAACTTTTGTTACGCCAGTATTAGGAACGCCATCATCTGGAACTCTTTCAAGTTGTTCTGGATATAACAGTAACTCATTATCTGGTGTAACTCTTGCCTCAACAGTTATAACTTCTAGCTTAACTTCTGTTGGATCTTTGGGTAATACTCAAATAGCATCTTTAGGAG